CGATTAACTTTCCTTCTTAGCGTACTCGCCTGAAGGTTGCCAGCCCCGCAGTTAAAAGCGAAGTCTGCAAGCGCGGCGTATTGCTCAGGCGTTTCTGCACCCGGACAAAGCCTAAGAGCAGCCTTTATTGCCGAAGTCATGTCCTCTTTAAGCCAAACTTCTGCGGTATGCTCATCGATCTCAGGCCAGCGGTCTAAAGGCTCCCAAGGGGTTCTTGAAAGCAACCGACCATAACCCTGTGTTGGATAGCCGACAGGATCGTGGTAAGGCTTTAGGATTAGTCCTTCAAAGGGTTTTGCAAGCGTGAAGGCAAGGTCAAGAATTTCATCCATTTGCTCGGCTTGTATTGGTAGACCCACCGAGAACGGCTTTTGCGGCCCTTTGACCAAAGAAGAAGCCAAGAACCATTAGAAGAACGGCCCAGTCGTTCTCAGTCCAAACCACCGTTATAGCTTGAACGGTAGACATTTGAGCCTTGGCAAGTTCAAAAATGCTCCACTTGTAAACCATATAGAAACCAAATGCGGCATAAGCAATTGTTGGCCTCACCATGCCATTCACAAAGTCAAGAATCGTGTAAAGGAAAAAACTTGGAGTGACTAGGCATTTGCCCCAAGTTGTATCTGCCCACTTGCTTGCAGAGTCTAGGAGTTGCGCTCCAAACGAGGCTTGGGGCTTATGTAAAACCTTCGCCTCCTCAATGTCTGCCTTAGCTTCAATCTCATTCATTCGCCAAAGATGTTCGGCCTCGGCGTATTTCATGCGAATCTCAAGCATTGCTAATTCATGCTTTCGATCTTGCCAGTCTCGAACCAGATTAATGATTGATGGGAGTAACGGGCCGATGATGCCCGTTAAAAAGCTCATCATTAAAGTAAACATTATTTATCTGCCTTGTTGTCCATCCTCTTAAACAAGGCTCCGATCAGGTCTTTGACTTCAGTAAAGCCTCGCTCCATGTCCCGCTTATGGTCTGCCATAGCGTCTTTGAAGTCGTCTCTACGCACAAAGTCGGTATGCATCTTCTGATCTAGTTGCTTAATCTCAGAGCGTAGCTCTTTGATTGCGTCCCAGATTTCCCTAGCAAACCATCCGACTAAGGCGATGAACCCACCAAGCGCAAAGTTGATAATGGTTTGCCAGTCCATGACTACTCCGGGATTTCGGGCCAAGTAACATTCCAAGGGAAACCTTCTTGGGCAGGAACGTCTCTCAGGGCTTGTCTGTAGGTTGCCCATGCAGTCTGGTCTACAGTTGCATCCGCAAGTTGCGTCCAGTCTGATGCCTGAAGTCGCAATGTCCTGTCTACCCTAACCCTGTGCGCCTGGGAGTCGGCTTCTGCCTGTTGCTCTTGAGCAACCTCACTCTCGTCTAAAACCTTCAGGAATCCGTCAATTAGCTCTGCGTCATCATCGCACTCACCAATAAACTCAGGAACCATCGTTGGGTATTTGCGCTCTAGGGCAAACAGATAGTTCAATCCCTTAATCTTCGGAAATTGTGGCCCGTGTTTAGCAGGTTCCTTCTCCACCGAAATCTGGGTTACTGAATCAACATAAGTAAATTTGATTGTTTTCATGCCACACCCCTTCTAAGAATGACTTTATCAAGTTTAGGCGAAAACCACCAGCCGTACTGACTAAGCATAATAGCTAATTTTTTGCGCTCCCGCCACGACTTAGACTGCCTAAAAATGCCGAGGTAGCTATTGACCACGGCCCTAATATTTCGCTTTGGCTCTTTGGTTCTAAGCATTAACCAGAGCTTACTTGTGGCCCTTTGAACAGTCTCTTGACGGATATACCTGGCTCTTGGCCTTACAACAAAGCCAAGCATCTTAAACCCGTTTTCGAGAGTATTTATTTCAATCTTATTGGGGTGAAAGTGTATCTTGAGGTTTTCCCTTATGTAGTCATCCATAGGCTTAATGTAGGAGTGGAGTTTTTGTGGGTCTTTGTCAAATATCACAATGTCGTCAACGTAGCGAACCATATGAGTTATCTTCAACCGATGCTTGGCAAACTGGTCGAGTTCGTTGAGGTAAATGTTTGCGAAGAATTGACTAGATAAGTTCCCAATAGGCAAGCCATGACCTTTTGCCGCAAAGAGGCTCTTATGAGGCGGGATTAGTTCAAGCAGTTTTGGGTCGCTTTTTATGTAGACGTTCTCTGTTGGGTCGTGACTAAGTATTTGATCTGCAAGCCCCATCCAGTCTTTTTCCGGAACTTTCTTTGCTATAAGGGTCGAAAGAATGTCTTTTCTAATGCTTACAAAGTAGTTGGCAATGTCAAGTTTTAGGTAATAAGCATTGTCTACGTAGTCTCTAGTCAGGCTTCGACATAGTTGCTCGGCCCTGTCAACCGCCCTATGTGTTCCCTTCCTTGGGATACATGCGTAAGAGTCGTAAATAAAACTGTTGTGAAACCTGTCTCTAATCTTGCCATAAAGCAGGTGATGAACAATTCTGTCTCTAAAGTTAGCCGCCCAAATTTCTCTAATTTTGGGTTTTTCCACTAAGAAACAAATAGACCTGCCAATTTTGTACGACCCCTCTTTTAAGTCGTAGTACAAATCCATCAGGTTTTTTTCCAAACGCTCCTCAAATATCCTGGCGTTCCAAGTGTTTCGCTTGGTCTTTCGACAGTCATAGTAGGCTTGGAAAAGATCAGAGACAGGAAAATCAAGCATTGCATATTGCCTCTGGTCGCCGGACAGCCCTAACGTAGTTGCTATTGTTCTTATTGTTGTTGTTCTGGTTGCCCGGATTGCTTGTATTGTAGTTCTGGTTCCAAGCGTTCGTGGTGCTATGCCGTACACTCACACATTGCTTAGCAGAATCCTCCGCTAAGAAACTGGCCTTACAGCCCTTTCGTTGGTTGCCCAACGGGTACGGCCCGATCAGATGGACTCTCTTAGACACCGTAGCCTCTAAGACTCTGCCAGCGATACTGAGTGCTTGATCCAGCCTTGTGCTTGACGACCAAGGCTATCGGATAAAAATACTATCTCTGAAAACTGTTTGACAGTTATCAACCTTAAGTCTTTTGTAAGTCTGACTAGAAGGTCAATAACCTCAATTCTTTCGAGTATCTTGCCAGCGTGTTCAGCCCTTTCCTTCTTGGTAGCGTTAGCTTTGAAAATAAAAACAACAAGATCAATGACCTCGCCTCGAATCTTATCGCCCAAGGAATACTTAAAATCCCTTGGGAAATCCTTTGTAACTCTCACCGTTGTTTCCAATAGTTCATAAGCAGTTTTATAGATAGGAAGGTGTTTAATTTGGGCCATAAAGGACTAAAGGATTAAATGATTGATCGCCGGACAGCCCTAACGTAGAAGCTATTGCTCTTACTGGCGTTGTCCTGGTAGCCCGGACTGCTTGTATTGTAGTTCTGGTACCAAGCGTACGTGGTGCTGTACTCCGTACTCGACCAATAAACGTTGCTACCGAAGGTCATCGCTTCTGCGCCACCAGACTGGAACGCTGCAACAGCGGTTTGACCAGGAACGGTAGTTGTATAAGCGACACCTTGCGGGTCTGAGTTATTGTTCAGTCCATGCGTATTGGCTACATCGCCTAAAGAACCAAGGTTTTTGTAATCAGGTGTTGCACCTGTAGGTCTATCGGTTGTCGTGTAGTTGTTGTTTGTAACGGGTTTAAGGTTGCGCCAAATCAACTCTAGCTCATCTCGTGCTGGTAGATACCAGTCGGAATATCCACCGATAGAAAGGTCATTACAGAAGTGGGCTGCGGGGTAGACGGTAGAGTTTCCATCTGCGACTAATGCCAGCGTTGCCTTTAGACCCTCCGTGAGCGTACCAGCCGCTGCGATGGTTCCGTCATTAGAGTTCTTATACTGTTTGCTGGAACTTTCCCCAGACGACTTAGGCGCAACAATCACACGAAACTTCGCCATGATTGACCAGTCGGTTAGCGTTCCAGAACCGTCTACAGACGTTACGTTGACAGTTAGGCTGGTTCCGTTAGACGCTGTAACCGTTCCCTTCATCCTCGCGGTCGAGGGGTTGGCACGACTTCTTACCTCAACTGCTTGTCCTGAATAGAACAAGGGGGCCGCATCCGTAACCGTAAATGTCTTAGACCCAGTTCCGATTGTGGTGCTGGTAGCTGATTGCGTTACCTGATTCCAGATAAGACCCGTGTGGAAACCACCCTCTAACGCCCCACCAATGCTCGGAGTTGCTGTAGGTGTGGCAATAAAATCATTAAAAGCCGCTGCTGTAGCAAACTCCGTTGGGGTCGAATACTCGGAATAAACATCATCAGAATCTCGGTAACGAACGCGCCAGTAATAGGTTGTCGAAACCTGGAGATTACCCGAAGGAACAACCTGCGTGACTCCGACACCCAAGACCTCTCCTGAGTCATAAACTAACGGCGATGAGTTAAAGTTAGCGTTCGTATCAATCTGCCATTGGCTCGATTTCTGAGTTTTCCCATAAAGACTGAAGTAGGTAGAGCCTGTTAACGTTGGAGTGTCTAAAATTCCAGTTGCCAAATCAGCCGGAGATACATTACTTGGTGTTAAAACTTCGTCAGGTGTAACCGCTGTCAGTTGCTCCCAGTTGGTGTCATCTGCGCTAGGGTCAGTCGTGCTAGTGAAAGCCGATTTGCTTCTGTAGGTCTGAAAGGTAACTGGACTAAAAACATTGGCACCTACTGCGTAGGTTGTACCGCTTACCCATAAGGTAACATTCGCGGTTTGAGACGCCGCCGCCGCGCTTGCTGCTGCTTCTGCCGCTTTTGTGGTTGCAGTAGAGGCCGAGCTAGAGGCCGAGGAAGCGTCTGAGTTAACTGTCGTCGCTTGCGCGTTAGCCTCGGTGACAAAGGTGTCTAACGACTGCACCCAGGCAAAAGCCTTGGTATTAAATTGTTGCGGTGTGTCAGTAGTCTCGGGTGCGGCTGGTAAGGGTGTTATTGCCATGTCAATGCCTCATAAAAAGTGGTTACGCAAGCCCTTCAATCTCCAACTCACAATCTGCGTGTTCTGGATAGTTGAGAAGAACATCAAAATTCTTATAAAAGCCAAAAACTGTGGTGCTTTCGTATTCTGTAGACCCTATCCACAGGGCCGGAGTCGCTCGTAATGCGCTTAGGTATATCTGAAGTGTATCAACTTCAGCCTTATCTATAAATAGATCAAAGTTGGCCTTTTTAGCAAAGGCTCTTTGAACAAGTATTGTTTCTCCGAACTCTGAGGTTTCTTTTCTGGAGTAGTCCTGTATTCCCACCCTAGCACCTAGTCTAATACCGCGACCAAAGCGTTGTTGCTGGCCTATTAAAATAACACCCACAGCCAGATCAGTACCGCCCAGAATCTCGATCTCAAAGATGCCATCAGTATAAATTGGCAAGTTGGTGACTATATATTGTGATGGTCGAGACCTAATACCAAAAAACCAGTTATACCAGTCGGAAAAAGGACTGGTTAGGCCAAGGTCAACCGTCTCCGTATAGACGATGCCAGGACTACCAGAGGAAGGAGAAGTGATCTGTATATTGATCTCGTCAGCGTCCGTCAGGTTTAGGATAGCCAAGGAATTGATCGCTATACCCGGCTCTAGGGTGTAGGTTATGTTTGTCGATTGCGTGGTCTGGGTACTTACTGAGGTATCAAAGACCGCCCATCGGTTCGTCGGGCCTACTTCGACCCAGAAAGTAGTTTCGGTAACTGGATTTTTATTAAGATTTGCGCCTTGTAAACTCTCATAGATTCTGTGAGTACTGGTCAGGATAACCCTGTCGCCCTCGGCATATGTGGTCATACTAGACCACGCCGCATAGTCGTTCTCAGGAACATTCGTTGCCGGTGGAGACCCAACGATAAGAATAGAGTCAGTAATAGCTAGTGGTGGCACTATAACTAGAGCGTTTGCATCGGTACTCATGCCTCAACCCTCTCGTTTGGCAATCCATCGTTATTCCATTGCTCAACAATCTTGGTCATCCTATTTTGCAAGGAAACCATTGCTCGAAGCTGTATTTTATTCTCCTCGCGCAACTGTTTGACCTCCTCATTATTGTTGTTACCCATAAGAGATGCGAGGTTAGCGTTTGACATATACCTAGCAGGGCCAGTCATCTCTAGCTCAGGGCCGCGCTCGCCAACCATCCTCATACCGCCAGAGTGAAGGCCACCAGCGGCAAAGCCTCGACCCGGCCCGAACGCGCTAAGATTAAGCGTTACAACACCACCAGGGGTTCCTGAGGCTGCGCCACCGAGGGTAATTGAGTTTGGGCCAAAAGTGGGTGCAGGTGGCCCCATTTGTTGTTCACCAAAACCAGGTCTTAAAGTAGGTGTTAGGACAGGAAAACCCGAGCTTGGAACAGGAAAACTTGGTGGGCCAACAAATGCAGGTGGGGGAATAACAGGAGTTATTATCTTTGCCTGTTGCGTTTGTAGGTCAGCTAACACCTTTAACTCATTACTAATAGAAGCCTGAAGTGCGGCAATAGCAGTAGGAATGTCTCGGATTCCCGTATCAATCCCGCGAAGGACATTGACCTGCTCTTGCGCCGCACTTAACTGAGCGTCTAATTGGGCGATTTGAAGATTAATCCCACGAAGCGTCTGTTCTTCTGTTGAAAGCTGATCCTCTGCAAATGCGCGCAGTTGCGTTAATCTTGCAACCAACAAGGCTTGATCTCGACGGGCCTCAAATGCCGAGCCAGCACCGCTGGTTAAGCCGCCACGGGCAGCAGAAATTGCCCTTGATAATTCGTTAGGGTCTGGCAAGTAACCCGTGTTTTGAGCCGCTAGGAGAGCTTGTTGAATAAACGCCTGGCCTGTTATTGCAGTAAAGCCACCGCCTGTAAGGTCCAGGATCGCGCTGTTCAAAACATCGAATACGCTTTCGATGTTCCTAATTTGCTCCTCACCAAGCTGCGCGGATAACTGTAGGCTTTGTTTTTGCGCGTTAATAGATCGCTCAATGGTTGCTAGCGCGTTGCTTACAGTTTCCTGAGCATTGTCGTAAGCGTCCTCTAAATCCTGTAGAACCTTTTGCTCTGCTTTTACGCGAGCCTCGGCTTCTTCAGCTTGAATTTCTGCCATGCGGTCTGCTTGAGCTTTTTGAGCATCTAGTTGAGCTTTGTCAGCATCTAATCGTCTTTGTGTGGCCTGATCCATTAACAGCCTGATTTCTTCTTCTATTTGCTCTGTGCTTTTGGAGATAGCAGTAAAGGCTGGTGTCAGATTCATTAACGAGGCAAAAAGCTCTCTGCCAGACTGTGTAGTCAAGTCTTGAGCCTCAATTAATTCTCTTAAGGCGATGCGACTTACTGGAAGTTGTAAGCCTAACTGTGCAAAAGAGGTGGTTAACTGCCTTGTAAGAATGTCTGTGCGCTCGGCCTCGGTATAAAAGGCTTCGTAATAAGCAGTCGTAGAGTTAACAAAACCCTCTATACCGCCAAATAAGTCAACCAGCTGCGATGCCATATCCGCGCCAACAAGCGTTAAATCGAACATCGAAAGCCCAAGGGTGTCGAAGACAGAGTTAACATTGATAACGCTTTGATAAAGCCTTTGAAGGGTTTCGCTAGCTGACTCGCCTCGTCTGGTGAATTCCTCTGTACCCAAGGCAAGTTGAGCAAGCTCATCGCCTAAGAGTTCAAATTGCTCGGTCAAGAGGGCTTGAATCTGCTCCTCGTTAAGCCCCTTGAAAGACAACTTAATGTCTTTAGTAAAAGAAAAGATGGACTCTGCGCTTTGACCTAGCGCAACAGCCATTGCCGCAGTTGCGCCGCGAATAGCGAGGAAGCTGTCTCCTAGAAAAGACTCAAGCTCCTCATCTAACGGCGACCGCTTGGTTTTGTTGCTTCTAAGAAGACCACCTTTATAAAACTTGAAGGACTCACCCTCGAAACCAGACTCACCAAAGGTTCCCTCTATGCCAACATCGGATAGTTTCCGTCCGAACAAACGATTTAACCCGCCGCTTATTGCGCCAACTATCGCGCCCAGAACAGGCCCACCAACAAAGGACGCAACAACAATTCCAATCTTTTGGAAGGTGTCCATTGTCTTGCCCATCGAATAGCCGCCGCTTATTAGGCTATTAAGAAACATTCCCGTTGCCGCGCCAGCGATAGCTGATGAAATAGGGCCAGCCCCTTGCGCGATGGTCTGCAAGAACTCGCCACCAGCCGCCACTGCGTCAATGCTAGAGGTTGCTAAATAGTCTCCGGCATTTTGTAAAGCCGCTGAAACCGTTGCGCCGACCTTAGAAAATCCAGTCGTCACAATGCTGTACATCTGGGTTGCGCCGGAAATCAAGTCCATTGTTCCTGTTCCAGCCATTGCGGAGCCTGAAGCACCGCCAGCTATGCCACCAACAATCGGTGCAAGAATCGGTCTAAGGATCATCGTCCGAAACATATTTATCAGCGTGTCCTTAAACGCTTGCCCAAAGCCTTTACCGCTTTCAAAGGCACTCATAAGAGCATCGGTTAGCTGATCTTCTATCTGCTGAATTTGTTTCCTTTGTTGAGCAAAAAACTCCTCTTCTTTTTTGAGTTTCTCAGCCGCTAGCTTTTCGTCTTCTTTCTTAAGCTCTGCCCTAAACTCTTTTTCGTCGTCAAGCATTTTCTTAAGACGATCTTCTGCGGCCTTCGCTCTTTGCTTCTCAAGGTCAATAAGTTGCTCTGTCTCGATCCTTTGCTTAAAGAGATCGCTGACAATCATCCTTTGAGTTTCGCTGTATTTCTGCCACTCAGGACTAGAAACCAGTTCTAAAAATTCCTCTTGTGCGTTATTGAGTCCTTGTTGCTCGGCCTGTAATGCGGCAGTCGAGGTTCGAAGGTTTTGATTTAGTGTTCTAACGAGATCATCATATTGAGCTTTTAATTTCTTTGCGGCATCCTCGGCAAGTTTGTCGGCTTTTCCCTTTTCTACAATTGCTTGAGCAGTAGACTTGACTGCTTCATTGTTTGCTTTTGCGGCTTCCTCGTTCTGACGAAGCAATCGATTGGTTTCTGCGGCAGTCTCGTTAAAACCGTCTTGACTCTGTTTGGCTTTATCTTGTGCGACAAAATACTCGTTCATTGCATTGATAGCTGGAACTGCCGCCGCCGTTAATGCAAGCAAAGCAAGACCAATCGGGTTAGCGGCAAGAGCCGCAGTAATACCTAAGATTGCTACCCTTAAAGCGGCTAGAGATGCGATTAAAGTCGTTATGCCAGTCACTACTGCCGGAGCTAAAAAGACACCCGCCCATGCCATCAAAGCATATTTATTGTCTTCAACAATCGTTGACAATCCTCTAATTGTTGATCCTAGCGAGATTATCGATTCCGCTAAAAACTTGGTAAATCCTGTCGATTGGTCGATCTGGTTGATAAGAAGGGCAAGCGATTGAGTTAATTGGTTCGTAGCCTGACCAACCGTCCTTGACATATTGTTATACTGCTCATCAACGCCTTTAGAACCGTCTATAAGGGCTGGCAAGACGAGATCAGCTACTAGCAGACCTTCCTTTGCCATGTCCCGTAGTGCGCCTCTTGTAACCCCTAGCTGGTTAGCAAGAATCTCCATAATCATCGGAGCCTGTTCGGAGATCGAGTTAAATTCCTCTCCCCTCAAGACCCCAGAGGCCATCGCCTGATTGAACTGGGTAATCGCCGCTTCTGCCGCTTGGACGCTACCGCCTGAAATGATGATCGACTTATTGAAAGTCTCGACCACTCGTAATAGTTCGTTCTGACTTACACCTACTTCTTTGGTCGACCTAGCAAGGGCCGTGTATAAATCGACGGTCGCACCAATGCTCGTATAAGTCCTTTGGCTAATTGAGATTAGCGCACCTTGTATCTTTGCAAATTCTTCTTGCGAGGTCGTGACCAGTTTCAAGCGACTGTTTAACTGCGTCATCGCGTCTGCTTGCTGGATAATCCCTTGAATGGACTTAACGGTTGCAAAGGCCGCAGTCAACAAGCCTAAAGCCCTGGTTGCGCCTTGCACCGACTTCTGGATGCGATCCATCGCCCCACCGACAGTCTTAGTCGCTCGATCCATGTCCTTTTGGAGTCGAGCTACATTAGCCGCCATTTCAATCGTGAGGGTTCCGACTGCCGCCATTATTTTTTCCTTGCTTGCACGAAGGCCTTGAACGCATTAGTGACTTTTTTACTTACTGATTCACGGTCAAATTCTCTCACAGGATCGCCGTATGGTGGAGGGGTTTCAGGCTTTTCGCCTTCTAAAAGGCTAGATACATAACCGCGAGACATTTCGATTAAAGTTGAGAACTCCCAGGAGTCTATTTCCGTAAGAGTTCCTTCTTGCCAAGCTCGCAGTTCAGTAGCAGATAAAGGAACTGGCCCCATGCCGCCAGAAGAACATCGCCCTAAAGTCTGCCAATAATCGACCATGTATTCCGCACCCGTAATGTCCGGCATTAAGGGAGTGCCACCGTTGGCCTCGATCTTCTGCGCTCGGGTCTGTTTGGTCTTCTCTGGGGTTGAGTGGAACCAACCAGTCTGCCGAGCGTAGAGGACTAGATCATCGGTGACTTCTAAGTAAAATTTCCCCAGTCACCAATAGCTTTATTGACCTGTTCAGCAATAAAACCTATCGAGGCATCGGAATAAGCCGTTTTGAACTGGTCATAGCCGCTCATGTCTTTGTAAACAAAGTTGTTGAAAGAGGCAGTACAAGAGGCCAAGAACTCAGCGTCAAGCTCGCGCTGGTCATCGTCCTTCATCTTCTTACCGCCCTTACGAACATGGTCAAGAATCGCTCGATTCCTTACGCCTTGGGCTTTCTGGAACTGCTTGGAACCAGGCCCAAAAACAGTAATAGAAAGGCGTTCACCTTTTTCGTTCTCTAGTGGCTCACCATCAGGGCCATCGAGTTCAACAATTGCAGTATCTTTTGCGGCAAGTTTTGAAATATCAAACATTGTTTCTCCTTCTTCGCGGATAGGGGTGTCAGGCAACAAACCCTGCTCTTTCCGCGAAGAAAGAGACAAGGCTTGCGCCTGACCTTTACGCCGAGGCACTAGGCCAAGGACTCAACGATACCAACGCCAGCGGAGTTGGTCGTGATTTCAAGCGTGACAGTAGCGGTCGTGATTTGATCCACGCCACCAACGCCAACCTTAAAGGACATTACTTTGGCCTGGAAGAAGTAGCGATCCAGGTTCTGAGTCGTGACCATGAAGGAGAAATCGAGATCGCTAAGGCTTGCTGTTTTAGCGATGATTTGACCAGCATCGTCTGTGTCCAGACCAAGGCTCATCGTCATCGTGCCCTCGTTAAAGGAACCTTTGAACTTCTGGGTTCCACGCGAGCCGACAGGGTTGTGGGTAACTAAAGCGAACTCACGCCCGAACTCGCCCAGGTCGGTAATTTCACCAACGATAGGAGGAGTAGGAGAGGCGGTAAAGAGATCGTTATAGCCAGTCTCATCAAAGGTGGCCGGAGCCGAGGCCGAAATGCGTAGTGTGGTTCCGGCAGAGGTGCGTACAGTCATGTCTGCTTCCTTTCTTTCAAAAAATACCCTTTCGGGCGGTCATACAGGCCGGAGCCAGTATTCGTCACTCGTACCATCTGAGCATATAGTCTGCGCTTTGCGTCCAAATGCCCATTTCCTCGTCGCGATCAATCGGCCCTAAACTGTCGAAGCGACAGGACATGACCGTTTTACCCGCGAAGGTTTGATGGTGCGTAAAATCTATTGCCGTTCTTACAGCGGCGTGAATGTTCTTAACCTCGGCTAAAGTAACCGCGAGAGGGTTAATCTGGATTCGCGCCATCGCGAGATCGTCTACAGGGTAGTTTAATGAAGGTTGGGGTTGCCCGTCTATAACCTGATAGACAATCGCGGGAAATAGTGAGTTCTGCGGAAGTTGCCCGAGTGCGCGACGATTTCCGACTAAGGCAGTAATGCCAGCCTGATTAAGCATTGCCGCGATAATTAGCTCAGGATTCACTTAAAGCCTCTTGAATCATTCTCCTGCTAATTCTACCCTTCGCGGCCTCGCCTGTCTCCATTGGGAGTCGTAATTTAATATAAGCCGCCATTGTTCTCACCGCTTCGTCTGCCTTCAAATCCAAAGCAGGTCTTAAGAAGGGTTGCGGCTTTACGCCAGGGTGCTGTATTGCGCCCTTGATAATCTTTCCATTGACGACAAAATAGCCGCGCTTCTTGGGTATCTGGTAAGGCCCACCGACTGTTCGACCCTTGCCCGTGTAATAGGAGGCAGTCCCGAACTCAAAGAACTTCGCATAGAAGGTGTCGAAAGGCTCTTTTTCCTTAATATAGATTTCGCGAATAATCTCGCCTGGACGACCCTTCTTCTGTTTGCTGGTTAGCCGAGTCTTAATCTTCTGATCTGGGGCTTTGGCTTTCGTCTCCGCTAAGACCACCCGAGTGCCAGCCGCGACTGCGCCAGCCATGACATTACGCTCAATCCTTACGGGGAGTTCTTGGAGAGCTTTCTGTAGTTCCTTCAGCCCATTGATCTGAAAGTCTGCCATTATGATGCCCCTGTCTGGCTACCTTCCTGGCAATCGAATTGAATGTGTTGCCTTGCCTCATCAACATCTTGTGCCGCAGTAATGTTGAAAATGCGCGTTCCGCTTGGGGTTTCATAGGCGATCCTATAGGCATCTACGGTTGTCGGTGGCATGAAATCAACTCGATAGCGTATGGTCACGCGATGGGTAAGGATAGAGTCAACCATCTGCATCTGCGCCTTTTCGCGGCCTGTGAGGGGCTTAATGTTAGCCCAGACAGTCGCTAGGTTCGACCAAGTGTTTACGGGTTGTCCGTAGTCATCGAGCGTCGAGGATCGGTTCTGTAAGGTTATGCGCTTATCGAGTTTGCCGATCTGCATTACAGGCCCATGCTTATTCTGTAAGGAGTGAGTAAGGCGGTTGATCCCATCGGCATTTCATAAGTCTCCTCGGTCGAAACGGCCTCTCTGAACTCATAGAGTTGCCCGATCTGAAGGAGCATCGCCTGTTTGATCGGTAGCGGTAAGGGATAGTTATTCGGGCTGTCGTTGTCCGTATGCCCTGCTACAAAGGTGATTTTGACAGCGTTAGCCTTGTTCTTCGTACCAGGCCAAAGCTCTAGAGGGACTAACTCGGCAGGTTTTGCGAACGTATCAAAGACATAATCAGCGGCATCGACCGTCTGGCTTGCGTCATCCTCGTCTTGGTACTGAACGCTTGTAATAGATCGTACAGGCCAGACCTGAAGGTTGATGGCCTCGGTTACATCGTCGGGATTTGGGAAGCGATCTAGGGCAAGCTCGTAAGTCTGTTGGACTAAAGACCTGCCTAAGTAAGCCTCCGCTGACTGCCTCGCGACCGTGATAAGTACGGTTACCAAAGAGTCATCAGGATGAGAAGGAGGGGAACCACTTGTGTCAAGTCTGAGGTGGAGCCTAGCTTCTTCGAGTGTGATCGGCTCGACCTGACCATCAGTAATTAGTTTAAGTTTGCCGTTCATTCTTTTCTCCAATGATCCTCACTACGCTTTACCGCCAAGTCCCACGGGTTCGACCTGCCTTGAGTCTTCCTTGGCCCTTTGCAATGATCCATAAACTCACCGAGAGGGCCGTTGATAAATGGGTGACTGTGCCATGCGTAATCGCCACTAAGACTTTTCCAATTTACTGCAAATCGTTTGATGAGGTAAGCAAAAACGAAAGAATCATGCCACTCCTGAAGTCTGTAAATGTCGTCAGACTCATATAATCTCTGCCATTCTGCCATGATCTGCCTATGTTTGGAATGGTCTAGCCTAAGAATGTAGAAGCCGCATTCTGGGTACATTTTGTCCCGCCAGAGCCAAGAAAGGTATTCTTCTGGCCCTGGTAGCCAAGAGGCTAAATCGACTTCCGTTATCCTCTTGTGCGTGTAAACATCGCCATCAACCCAGACTAGAAAATCAGCATCTTTCGCCGCATCAATAACTGCCGCAGTCTTATGAGCGAACCGAACTGCGTCCCATCGGAAATCTTGGAATCTCTTGTTTTTGTTTCTCTCTTTGAAGTCTACGAGCCACTTAATGTCTAATAGTTCTTTGCCGCCTACATCAAATCCTTCTTGATAGACGACGAACTCTAAGCCTTTAGGCCAAAGCCGCCAGGACTCCATAAGCCGCTTGCCGTACTCCTCGTAGCCTTTAGCGTTGAATGTCGTGACGACCTTAATCAATTTCTTAGTTTTTCCCATGCTTGTCCTCTGCCGATTTCCTCTAGCGTCCATTGGTTATCGGCTAAAACCCACGCCATTTGCTCGCGGTTATCGGGTCTTACTGGATTCTCAATAAGAGATAAATCCATCGAGCCGAAGTTACTTGCCGCACATTTTGCGGTTGTGAAGACTGGTATTCCATGCAACGCAGCCTGAACGCCAGCCGCAGATGTGTGTACAACAACTGCGTAAACATCATCATCAAGGCTTAACCAGAAGTTCTTTTCCGTCATTCCTGGCTGTGAAGATCGTATTTTCTCACGAACCTTGATCCTACGGTCTGTAAAACGCTTTAGTTTATTAGTCGTCTCGTTGATCCATTGCAGTTGACTCATCCCGTGAAGGTTAAAAAAGGTCTGGGTCTGAGCGCATAAGAGAATCTTTGAACCTGTGGTGCGCCAAGGTTTAATCTTTATTTGCAGTTTTTCAAATCGCTCGGGAGTTGCTTCACCCAATGCGTCATGCTGATAATTGTTCTTAGTGACCCTGTAATACTTCTTGCGCCCGAAGTAGGCGTGATCGCCGTAGTACCAATGTCTTTTTGCGTTCTGCGCCTCTCTGAGGACTGGGTAGAGGTCTGGGGTAACAAAGCCAGCAAAGCCACCAGAGCGTAATTTAAGACTTGTAACTGCTCTACCTCGGCATCCCTGAGCAAAGGCGTTGCCGAAGGCGTAACAGGTTCCACATGGCGTTAGGTAGGTAACGGGTAAGTCATCTTGCGACATTCGTCCCACCATAACTGAGCACCAGGACTGTTCTCGTAATACTTAAACGCTGGTATTCCGGCAGTCCAATGAAGAATCTTTGCACCCTCGACAGCCTGCCCCTCATCAACTAACCGATTCCAGCCCGAGTCGGATATTTCCTCTATCTCATCGTCCAGCATGAACTTGAAGGTTAAGAGGTCGATCATCTTTTGATTTAATAAGGTCGGAGGGCTTACATTTCTCCATGCTTGATGCTCGCAGTTGATGAGCATAAGCGAAGCCCAGTTCTTTCTTGGGTAGTCAATATTCGGGCTTTCTAGCTCTGTCTCTCGATATTTAATCGGGTGCTTGGTTTTGTACTGGTGTTTTACAACCTTGACTGCGCTCGTCATTGTCTCTAGCTCAGTAAGAAGCTCGGCTATATCTGCGACGCAAATCATGTCGGCCCCATCTGCAAAGATCGCCTTGCCCTGGTATCCACAGAGATAAGGGACTGTGAAGCGTGAGACTGTAAAGGCATTAGTCCCCGTTTGAAGGTCGCCTTGACCGAGGTAAGAAAAAGAAACAGGGCAAGAGGCCCTGCGTAATACGCTCGAAGTGAACACGAAGCTACCAGCAGCCTCGCGCCAGTCGTAGCCTACAAAGAGTCTTACCATCGGTAGATATAGTCGCCGTTGAGAATCGTATAGAGCTTTGCACCCAACGACTCTAGGAACTTAGCCCCTGCGTCATCTTCCACCCCAAAGGCTTGCCCGTGAGTTGGTTTTTGTTCGACCACAATGACTGGCTTGTTTCGGGTGATTGTTTCTATTGCACCCTCTAAGACGAATAGCTCGTAGCCCTCGCAGTCAATCTTCAGCAGGTCTACATCTGTGAACTCGTACCAATCAAGATATTTCATCTGTATCCGAGAGGCTACAATCGTCTCGTCCTCGGCTCCTGTCGCTGGTGCTGTATCGCCACAAGCCCCACCATCTTTGCGAGCCATTGAAATACGCTTGGATTCTTTGCCTAGTGCGACTTGATAGAGGTTTGCCCCAGTTACATTCTTTTCAAAGCACCTCGCGTAGAGAGGAACAGGCTCGAAAGCCTCAACGCTCTGGAAGTCTTTGACTAAGAACCGCGACCATAAACCGACATTCGCGCCAACATCAATGGCCCGACGATTATTTTTAAGAAGCCCTCTCGCGGTTTCGTACTTGGAATACTGATAGGTCGGAACACCGTCAACAATGCGGTTAACAGCATTCATAATTTCTTGGTAATGCGTCTCATCGTCTGGGAAATGCCAGCCTCTAAACTCGATCATACGGCCTCCAAATCTACTTTAGGAAAACAGGTCAATGCGGAATCGCGTGTAGCGTTCAACACTACAACGCCCTCTGAAGCTAGGTCTTTAGCTAATTGCTCGAAGTTGAAGACCCACCGCTTCATTGTATTATTATTCGGGCCTTGATATTTGTTGTGGTACGGATGATCGCCGAAGAAATGAACTTTGTCGGTGATCTTCATATCGAAGCCAACAAGTATTATCTCGGTCACCCCAAAGAGAAAAGCTAGGTTCACGGCCTGATAGCCGGAATTGTTTCCAAAGTGAATGATTGACCGCCCGAGTCCTGGCTTGCTTTCCCCAGGTATGCGGTTCAGTTTGTACTTTTCTTCTGCTCTTGGGCATTGTGTCCAAAGCTCCGCACCCGTTAAGGCTTTGATCTTTTCAAGGTGATAGGGCCACCAATGTTCGTCGCAACCATAAATGACATCGGCGGTCGGCAGTAATCGGTAGGTATCCTTAACTGCAACTATTCTTCGACCCGTGTCCTTCTGCCTCTGCGCGATGGTTTCGGCATCTCGGAGATTGAAACTAGGGCCTCCGGCAACGACATAGGCGGTTCCGCCCCACCATCGGCTGCCGCTTCGATCTGTGGTTTGAGTGGAGAAACCGCTGGCAGAGGGTTTTTAATCGTTACTAAATTCAAAGACGCTAGCTCTTTTGCCACATGGACAGGAACCCTAACCACCTGCTTTCTAGATACTGCCCCGATTCTAGTGTCCTCAAAATGAGCATTGCAGATTACCTCGATCAGTTCCATTATCTTTCTTCCCATCTAGCGCGAAATACGCCTGTCGTCGTCTGGTTGTCCTGATTCGTCAACCTAATGTAATAAGTACCCGCCGGGAAGCCCTGCGGATAGTCCTCAGAGGCCGTTACTGCTCCGGCCTTACCTGTGTCTGCATACAGTAGATCAACGACCGTACCGCCCGTATGAGTGCCGTTCGCGGTTATCGTTAGACCGCTAGTTACAACAGGCGTTACCGACATTGTATTACATTTAATAATAGGAAAGGATGTTGCGTAGCTCCCGCCCTCTGTGCCGCCTGTAACCAATTCAACCTTTATTTTGCCATCGGTGACATCCGTCCCAAACTCATAAAGAACGATGTCTTTAGTTGAGGCGACCTTGACATTAAGCGACTCGTTTTGAAGGATTGAATAGTCGTAGAAAGTCCGAAACTCGCGCCCCGCGTAGAAGGCGATCTCATCTGGATCAAGTACGCATTGCACCTCAGCATGGAAGCCATTGCCTAGATGCTGGAACTTTTTATAGGCTCCGTTCGGGCCTTGAAAGAATACATCCTGATTCGCCATCTTTAGATTCTTCCCATTTGGAGAAACAAAAAGCCAGTCGTTGGTCAGGCTCTGGGAAGTCCTCAACCGCCTCCCTATCGCTCATACATCGAGCGATAAAGAAGCGTTGAGTCTCACCAGGAACTGGTGAGGGCATTGCTTAGAACGAGCCGGAGATAAAGGCCGAGGGACGGTAAACAGTCAGAGCAAGACGCTCCTCGCAGAGGAGAGTAGCCATATTCTTCTTGAAGTTGTCGCCATCTTCAAAAGAAATCTGAACTGCCGCATCCATACGATCCCAAATCTGTGCGCCCATCTGGAAAGCACCGACAAGGAAGGTTCCAGCCGCGATGGAGTTAGTAGGAACAATACGCTTGCCCCAGAGTTGCGCCATCATTGCGTTCATAGGATTGCTGACCACATACTGACCATCTGTGCCTTTGGTCAACTCGATGGACTCCCAATCAGCAGGGTTGATAACCACAACATCGGCCTGATACTCGGAAAGCTCTGCCTGAGTGATAGCTTTACGAATAGTGTCGATGCTTGTGTCACCAGTTGCCGCACGATTGTAGGCCGTGAAGTTGCCGGAAGCCAAAAGACCCGAGATGTTGCCAGAAGTGCCGTTGCCGTTAAGCAACTGATCTTCTTCTTCGAGCTTCAGACCGTAGCTGAGACGGGAATTGACATAGCTCTCCAACTGGGGAGCATCATCAAGCACCTGGCGCGACACGGGAATAAAGTGAGCAAGAGTCACCACAGCGGCGTTAGCCAGCGTGAAGGTAATGCCAGACTCAGGCTTCGTAATATTCTCGAACGAGGCAGGGCTGGTTCCGTCGTACTGAGGGCCAGCGTTGTTAGTGAACACATTCTCACGGGTAAACTGGACCAGGTTAGAACCTGTACGGCCTACGGGGAGAACATCACGGATAGTAAGGACGCGGTTAGGATTAGCAATAAACCCAGGGACGCGCATATCGGCAACGAGAGGCTGGTTTTGACCAGTCGCGTTAACAATAGCTGCCTTAAGCTCAATACGAGCGTACTTAGAACGACCAGCTTGCATTTCCTTGAAAGCCTCGGATTTAACAAGCAGTTCGCCAGCGGTTTCGACTTTCTCGCCACGGCCTTCTTCAGCACCAGCGGAGACTTTGCGCTCAAGAGCTACGCACTTGTCGGTCAGGTCAGCGTTCTTGGTCATAAGAGCCTCAATCGCGGCTTTCGTCTCGTTCTCGATTTTCTTCGAGGACTCAAGCTCGCCGTTGGCCTTTTCCATCCAGGATTTCATTTCCCTTGTGGAGTCAAGCAGTTTGCCTTGTGTTTCGACAAGGGCTTTGATTTCTGAAAAATCAGACATGATATTTCCTTTCAAAGAGTCTGAGTGGATAGGTAGTTGCGAAGTATTTCTCGCCTCAATTCTTCTGGCATTTCTACGGACTCAGACTCACTCTGAGTAAACAAACGCTTGGCTCGACTTGCCGTTGCCATAGCCAAGGCTTTTGAGAACCCCCCCGCATCACGCAAGAAGGCTTCAAAATCTCGTATATCGTTGATCTGCTCTAGTGTAGCTTTAACGCTAGAAAGGTCAACCCTTGCCGCATCATCGGCAGGGAAAGTAACAATAGAAACCTCGGGAAGCTCTGCGACACTCTTAATGATTCTCAGTTTTTGACCCTGCATTTCAACTATCTCGTAATCGCCAACCTTAAAGCCAATGGACAGGCCATCAATCGTCCCATGCTCCATACCCGCTTTAATGACTTCGGCTTGTGGATTGCCCTTAGTAAACTCGCCTTCCATGTACAAACCTTTGTCGTCTTCGTACATCTTTGTCCACTTGCCGACTGGAATCTCATAGGAGCGATGATTACAAAACATCTTCGGCATCCGAGCCGATCCCTTGTTAACCATGTCAATCAGGTCTTCGTAAGCACCCTTCATAATCGTATCGTCGTAGCTATCAACGCCACCGAAAACAGAGGCGTATCCACTAAACATGGACTTCCCAGACTTTGAGAGTTTAATCTCGGCATCCTCAAATGAAATATCACGCCGCGTAAACATTTGCCCATCCTTTCTGTTTCGCTCATTCATATTATCAATGCGCGTAAGCGTTGAAAACTTGTGTCCAACAATGGTGTCTGTAGGCTCTCCGTCCCGGTAAAGTCGGATTAGGGCCGCTGGATCATCCTCGGTTCCTGTTACCGAAAAGGATGAGTCTGGAATATTGAGACGACCATCGCGCTCAATCCTTGTAATCCGCCCACGCGCCCGACCGCCAGAGCTATTCCAGCTTACAAAGTCGCCTACTTTTAATGCGTCTGGTGCGGCTCTATTTTCTTGAATCATTGCATATTCCTTTTCTGCCCAAGTTTTCCCAGGATCGCCTGACCATAAAGCCCAGGCTATGCGACCAGCAGACGGATAACCTTCTTCGCCAGGACTAAAGCCCTTGCCCTGCTTATCTACTTCGTGTCGAGCAAAGTAGGAAAACATTCGCCCTATGGTCTGCTCGCTCAAATTCTTCCTATTACTGATGTCTCTTGCCCTGGCAACACCGACCTCTGTACCGCCTCGACCGTATTCGTCACGCCATTCTAAGCCTCGCTTGGCTTCTGCCGCCATCTCTCTTGTAGGTACAGGCATCGTCTAAGCCGCCATCAGCAAAATGATCTCATCATCGGTTAAATTCAAAACGCCCTCGGCTTGGACTGCTTTGGCCTGGAGCCGCGCTTCTATACTATGAATCTTCACAACATTATTGATTATTATAGTTCCGCTGGCTAGTATTTCGCCAAGCTCTGAGGGCAAGTCAACGCCAATAATCGTTACAGTCCCATTTTTTCTTGGTTTTTTGTAACTTATACGACCTGGAACCATGACCATTTCGCCTGTTGCGGTCGCGGTTACGGTTCCTAATTCGCTAATCGCTTCTATGCCACTTAGTGCTATAGATGCGCTGGCCTGGGCAGTTACTTCCTCGATCTCCGAGGTTAGCTCTTGGCCTGTGACTATTTCGGTTTCATCAATCTGAGCGTTGACCGTTCCGATCTCGGACTCGACCTCTATCCCAGTTATGGAATAAAGTGTATTCGCTGAGAGAACAATCGTTCCCTGCTCGGCCTGTATCTCTGTCTGTATTGGTGCGCGTTCAAAGTTCCATGCGTACCATTCTTCTGCAACCTGAAGGTATCCGTCTTGACGATCAAAAAACCATGCGTTCCAGTCTTCCGATGACTGTATTTCTTCCGCTAGGGGAGTAGCGGTTGCGTTGGTCATTAGGCGATCCTAATTAACGCCGAAGCCCCCGCCGCTGGCAGGTCGATGGTAAAAGTGCCGTTAGTGCTTGAAATGTTCGAGCCGAAGTCAAAGGCCGCGACTGCCTTGTTAGACCTGGTTGAATTATAGATAAGGCAACCTCTCGCTGTTATGGTCGCGCTCGTCCACTCTGGGTCTGCAAAGGTTATGTATGCCTTATTGCTTGCGATGCCGCTAGCAAAGCCCGTAAGAGTATTGCCGCCAGTCGTGTAGCCGCCGCCGTTAGCCACTTCATTAGTAGACGAGTAGGCTGTCGTGGAGGCTCCTAGAGTCGCGGAGTCGGTAAAAAACGCGATCTTATAAGTGTCGGTCGAGGTATGAACGCCTTCAAGAATTTCTTGTTTATAAGAGTTGCAAATCGCTGTGGTGATCGCCATGTCTTACTCCTCTACGCTTTCCGCGCTGGTGACATTCCCGCGCTCGTCTCGAATGAGCTTGATGTTCTTTTTTGTCGTGGTCTTGTCATTCTGAATTTCGAGGTCAATTTTGACTTCAGGAGTTTGAACATCGATTGTGGGGTTGATCGCAACATTGATAGGCCGTTCCTCTTTTTCCATTAAGGTTCTAATTGCCGTTTGCATCTGCTCGTTACTCTTAACCATCAAATCGGATAACTGATCGGCCCTCGTCTCAACTGGAGCTTGTCCGAGTTGGTCAATGGGAGCTAAGTTAACCTGGACTGTAAGAATGTCTGCGCCTTCTACGGGTGGCATGTTCTCAAGTTGCCGCCACTCGTTTCTAGTCATAAGCCCATTTTGTACCGCCTTGGAGCCAGCTTCTAAGCGTTCTAGGTAGCTGCCCCTAAGAATCGCCTCAAGGCTAAACTCAACCGAAAAGAGTTCCCGCTGTCGAGGCGTTAAGACTCTGCGCTCAATACATTGCTCAAGACTCTCAAGCATTGGTCTAAGACGGAACTTATAAAAACCTTGGATGATCTGGTCGATACCCGTTCCCCAGGTCGTCGTCTTCGCCGTGTCGTTAATCATTACCGAGGGAATCCCGAACCAGCGAGCGATGTCCTCAACCGAGAATCGGCGGGTTTCCATCATTTGCAGGTCTACAGGAGAAAGACTCAACGCCTCGAACTTCGCCCCGGCCTCTAACACTAGAAGATCATCTTCTGATCCTTCGACTAGGCCAGAGTAATTAGCCCTGATTGCGTTCCTCTGCTCGGCAGTTAGGAGCTTGTCGATCATAAAGACCCCAGGTCTTTTACCCGACTTCCTGAATGTATTCCTTGAATGGTTCTGCGCGTCAATCGCTAAACCCACCGACGACCGCATATAGTCGAGGCGAGACATGCCAATCGTCCCATTGCCTTTGTCTTTCCAATGCAGGATTGAGTTCTCGTTGTAAACCGCGATCTGGCCCTCGTAAGAGTACTTATAGATCACCGAACGGTCTTTAAGAACCTCGACCTCGACCTGATCCGAGGATAAAGGCCACATTTCGATCACTTCCCCTGCGTCATTCCTGACCAGCCGCGCATAAGCGTTGCCGCGCACAAGGTAGTTCAGCGTCATGTATTGCCAGTATTCGACCGAGGTATGACGACGATTGGGTGAGGTATGTAAGAGGTCGTATAGCTGCGTGTCCCGGGCTAAAGTCTTGTGGCCTTCTGGCCCCGTCGCTTTTCGGTAGACGAATAATGGAAGGCTTGCAATGTTGTCTGTGAGGAGTTCAACCGAGGCCCAGACCGCGCTAACCTGTAGCGCACCGTCGATTCCGTAGTCCTGTGTTCGGTCATAGACCTTAGTAAAGGGTTCGCCGAACTGGATTCCGTCTTGCTGGCCTGTTGACCCAACATTCCCGAACCAGCGTCTTAAACTCTGAAAGAGGGTCGCCATGTTAGCCCTTTAATCTCAATGGCGTATTTAGAAACCCGTCTAAATCGCCTGAATCTTCAAATGTCTCTGCCATCGCTCGACCGAGAGCCATAATCGTTGCTACTGCGCCGTCGATTTTATTCTCGGGCCTTTCTTTTCGCGGATAGATATTATCCTTCGCATCCCGATGACAGACCACGTTGCTCATCATCCAGCCTAAGACGGGATCGCCGTTATGGTGAATCCGTTTTTGCAAGATAAGTGCCTCCAGATTCTTCATCGGTTCGCTGAAATTTAACACGGTCGGACGCATTTCGACCATAGGAACGCCCTGACTCATCATTCTAGTGCTTAATTGCGTTGCTTGGAATGGGTCAAAGGGTATTTCAACCACCTCAAATCGCGAACAATCTTGCAGAAGGTCTTCTTCGATCAGGTCAAAATCAATAACTGCACCATCCGTGACCGACATTAGACCCAATTGCTCCCATCCTTGGTACTGCGAGTTCTCCCCTCGGTCTACTGTTTCCCGAGGTAGGTAGTAGCTCCCAAAGACATAAAAATGCGTCTTATCTTCAATTTGCCGCTTAAAAATGTATATTTTCGCCGCAATGTCTATTTTTGAGGCCAAGTCCAGACTAATCCATGCTCTCTCACCCTCGAACTGCACTAATTCTTGATCGGGTTCCGCGCAAGCATCCCACGACCGCATATCGAGCCAGGAGCTATCCGCGTTGACCCACTCGTTAAGGTGCTTGGTCTTGAAGTTGTTCGCTGCGCTCGGCATGGTCATAGCCTTAGCCTGGAGAGCCGCGATAATGTCCGGCATGACAGAAACGCCGTAATTAGGGTTTGCCTTGATTAAAGACTTTTCGCTGGTCCAATCGTCGTCGTCATCCTCGGTGTTATCTAACCCCCAGATGATCCCGAACTGAGTTTCGTCTTTAGCAGAGCCGTTTAAGACCTTAACCAAGAATCCGCGCACCTCGTAGCAGATACCCGCCCGATTCGAGCCAGCAGTAGTGATAACCCATAAAAGCGATTGCGAGCGTTTTCCAATAGAAGTCTCGACTACATCGTAGACTGCTCGGGTCTTGTGAGCGTGAAGCTCGTCAATACAAGCAAAGTGAGTATTAAGACCGTCAAGCGTTGAGCCTTCTGCGCTAAGAGCCTCGAACTTGCTCGCGGTCTTCAGGCAGTAGACGCTATGCGCCCCGATCTCGACCCCGAAGTGTTGCTTTAGGCCAGGAGTGCGCCTTGCCATGTTCTGAGCGTCTCCAAAGACGATCTTCGCCTGGTCTCTTGTCGTTGCGAAAGAATAGACTTCTGCCCCACCCTCGCCATCTGCCGCGAGCATATAAAGGCCGACCGCCGAACTAATCGCGCTTTTGCCGTTGCCGCGAGGAACTTCGATATAAACCCGCCGGAATCGACGATTGCCGCGCTGGTCTACCCATCCAAAGATCGTCGTCAAGATAAAGCATTGCCAAGGCTCTAGGATTATTAGTTGCCCTGCTAACGGGCCTTTGATATGCGGTAAGAGTTCGACAAACTGGCAAACTCGCTCGGCCCTAGCCTTATCGAAGCGATAAAGACCGCCTTTAGCCTTCCACCGCTTTAAGTCGTCTATCTGTCGCTGACATGCCGCCCGAACGAACTTCGAGGCTAAGACTTTGCCGCTACTTACCTCTTTTGCGTATTTAAGCCCGATAGCACAATAGTCACGATCCATCGGCTAAACGCGCCCAAGGGTTATCGACCTCCACATCTGACTCCGCGACTACGCGACTGCGCGAGGCCGGAGTAAAGCCCATCTCACTAGCCGCCTTCAACATAATCGCGGCTTGCTTGTTCATGTTCGTTAAGATAGGGTTCGTGATCCAGTTTCCGTGAGTGGTCTTGATAACCTGAGAGGTCTTAGCGAGTAAACGCTGACATTCTCGATAAGTGCCATAAGACACAACCCAGACCTCAAAGTTAGAACGATCAATCTTTTTGAGCAAGGATTTCGGAGCGTCCGCAATAGCATCGCGCCAAATCTGCTTTTGTTCCTCATTGAGATGCTCTGGCGGGTCGGTAAGGTAGCCATGCGCGGCTGGCTGGCGAGGGTTAGCCCTATCCTTGCGGAAAGTTCCCTGAACGATCTTTAACTCGGCTGGTTTTGGTTTACGGCCTCTCATGTTGCCTCCGTTAACAATTCGGCTTTCTTACCTGTGAAATCTTCCCACCGCTTTACTATTACATCGCAATATTTAGGGTCTAGTTCCATAAGCCTAGCGCAACGACCTTGTTTTTCTGCCGCGATCATAGTTGAGCCAGAGCCACCAAAGAGGTCTAAAACAATATCGTGACCTTTACTACTGTTAAGCATTGGTATCTCAATAACCTCAATTGGTTTCATTGTTGGATGCAATTTAGATTGATTTGGTTTGTTAACATTCCAAATGCTGAATTTATTTCTATCTCCGTACCAAGGGTGACCAGCACCGTCCTTCCATCCATACAATACAGGCTCATGCTTATAGTGATAGTCTGCTCGCCCTAAAACATGATTGTTTTTCACCCATATTAGTTCGTGCCTTACAGGTAGGCCCGCTTTTTGCATCATCATCATCATCATCATTTGTTCACCGCCCTGCGGAGCAAATACATAAAAAGGTGAACCCGACTTCATCGCAACAAACATTGAAGAAAAAGCCTCAAAAAAGAAATCTGACAATTCATCACCTTTGAGGTGATCGTTTTTTATTTCTGTTTGAATACGATTACCTTTATTAACAGCATTTAGACTTTTGTTTTTATCGGCGTAACTTACCCCGTAAGGTGGGTCGGTAATAACCAAATCGGCAAATTGTCCATCTAGCAATTTTTCCACTGCATCTATGCTCGTAGAGTCCCCGCACATAAGCCTGTGCCTTCCTAGCTGGTAGATATCCCCCAATTTGGTCTTAGGCTCCTCTGGTGCTTCTGGAACTGCGTCCTCGTCTGTAAGCCCCTCGGTTGTCTCGGCCTCATTTAGCATTGCATCCAAGTCCTCAGCCGAAAAGCCGATTAAATCCATCTCATAGTCCATCGCCTGTAGGTCTTTTAGCTCTAGCTTGAGCATTTCGTCGTCCCACCCGGCATTTAAGGCTAGTTTATTGTCAGCTATTACATAAGCCCGTTTCTTAGCGTCCGACCAGCCGCTAGCGATAACTACAGGCACATCCTTATGCCCTAGCGACCGAGCAGCCAGCACCCGCCCGTGTCCCGCGATGATGCCACCCTGCTCGTCTACCAAGATCGGCATAGTCCAACCCCACTCTTTAATCGAGGCCGCGATCTGCGCCACTTGCGCGTCTGAGTGCGTCCTTGAGTTCCTAGCGTAAGGAATTAGTTTCTCAATCGAACGCCGTTCAATCTTGTCTGCCGGATTCATCTATTACCCTTTAACAATTCTGCCCGTGTAAAAAAAAGACTAGTCCCGCGCGGTTATATGCGCAAGCAACTTAGACTTTTTACCCGCCCTACCCGTTTCTTGCGCATTTTTGCCTGTTTTTGGGACAGTTTCCCACTTATTCCTCGGTTTTTGGTGGGAAATTGAACCAATCGCATAGCGAGGACATTACCGCGCTGATAACCGCCTCTCGCATCTGCTCCTCATCGGGAGCGTCATTGTATTTATACGCTCTGGCAAACCCGTGAGCAACGCCTTCCTCGACTGCCATCTCCATAACCCTGTATTCATCTGCTCTCATTGCTACTCCCAGTTCAGAATGTAATCTATTGTAGCCTGTAGCCTGTCCTTGGGTCTGCGGTCGTCTGCCTTCACTCTCGCTATACAGGTTCGCTTATCAGGCTCCAGCACGATCAGTTCAGCGTTTAGCTTGTCTCGCCACCAGTTGCGCTTGCTCTCGTACTTACCCACCGTGATTAGCCACGCCTTCTTATAGGTCGTATTGGCTAAGTCAGCAATCATCTTGTTACGAACTCGGATGGCCTGGCTTAGTTCCTCAAAGCTCGCGTGATAGATCGGTTTGCCTGTGATCCTTGCCGCGATCTCGTCCACATCCATTACTAAGTCTTCCTTACCTGCTCTCTGCTCGCAGTAAGTTGTCTTCCCTGCGCCTGGTGGCCCACAGACCACAGTAACGGGTATTGCTGGCTTCGGTAGCCACTCAGGGTAGTAGCTGACTCGCTTATCGGACTGGGCCGACTCGAACGCTGTCTTGTCTTGGTGACATGCCTTGCAGATAGCTTGCAGGTTGTGATCCTCGTCTGTACCGCCCTTGACCTTAGGCAGTATGTGATCGACCTCGGTGGCCTTTCTTACGATTCCGTTAGCTAAGCACGACTGACATAGCCCACCGTCTCGAAGCATTACCAACTTCCTGATCTTCTGCCAGGTGTAACCATAACCGCGCTCGGTCGCTGACCCTTGCCTAGACCAGCCGCTGCGCTCCTCTTTGTACTGGCCTTCGTGCTTAATGCAATGCGTTTGAATGGTTAGGACACCGCAGCCTGGGTGAGTGCAGGGTCGTAGTGGTTTGGCTGGCATCAAAAAAAACCCATCGCTAGGATGGGCTAAGCCCTGTGACCAGGGTAGGAGGAATTACTTTCGATTGTAACCTATAAGCCCAGACCTTCTTCCTTCCAAAGCCTGTCTGCCTGTCTACTTGTTCGCGCTCAACATACTTACGCTTTAAGAGATAACAGAGGGCCATCGAGACTTGCTCTGGCGATAGCTCTGGATGCTTCTGGGTAATGTTCTGGATCGTCGTTAGCTCGGTCGTTATTGCTGAACGAACCTTGCCTATCGACCCAGAGCGTTCCTTTTTGTCTATCTCCAATTCTCTTTCCTCTCGATAACCCACTCTTGAACTATTGCTAAATGTTGCCTGATCTCTGTTGACAGTAAGAGAATAGTATCAAGGTTCTCTTGCCCTGTCTTCCGCATCTCGCTTTCGATCTTCGTTACCGCTTGTTGCATCTGAATAACGCTTAGTGTTGGGTCGTTCATATGTTCCTTTCCTTTAGTTTGGCTTCGATGGCCCGAGCAAATAACCTCCACGAGTAGGGTTGATTTTGCGTAAGCGGACGCATGATGTCGTCGATCTGCTTGTCCGTCAGCCCAACCCATTCACGCTCAGGACAACAATGCCCACACCTCGGACACTCAAACTCTTGTTTCTCTACCCCACCCCGCAGTTCATCCACCCAGTCATTAGGCGTATCGGCCCAAGCCTTCGTGCCTTTCTCAACCATCTCTGCCTCTGCGATGGCTTGGCGTAGTGCCGTCAATACTTTCCGGCTATCGCTGACAATGCTAGTTTCGTTTACAAACGGATAAGGGCCACGTAAATCACCAATTTCCTCGCAAAATTTCAATGCTTGCTTCATTGCCTCGATGCTCATCTGTTCTTCTCCTTTAGTTTGGCCTCGATTTCAAAAGCAAAAGTTCTAAATTCTGATAAGTCGTGATCGCTGTGGCAGTAAGGCATAAATTTATCAACCTCATCAATCGTCAGCCCAACCCATTCCTTGTGCAAAACTCCGCTGTTTGTGCCGACTTCTGTGCATGATCCGGCAATGCAAGTTTCCGACAATATTTCAATATTCATTTAACCTCCTGGCGGTTAGCCCAGAGCGATAGACATGACTGCTCTAGCTCCATACTGGGCTTGTTGCCGTTGACTAGCAAAGCGTCTGCCCTGCCTCGCTGGTAGATGTTTATAAGTTCCTCGGCTCGAATCGCTTGCTTGTCTATAACTACCGGGTCGATATATAAGCGTTGCCATGCGAGGACGGTAAGTAATCCCATGACAAATCCAATAATTGCGTTATTCATTTTTATTCCTTTCATATCTGTTTTTTAAGGCCCACCGTTCAACGCCAGCAGTCGAGCAACCGTATCTTGTTTGAGACACCGCTAATAGTTCTATCGCTGTTACCTTCGTCCCAGACTTTCTAAGCATGACCACTTCCCGCTTCCTTCCAGAGACTTTGGAATAGATAAAGTCGCCAGGCTTAAGTGAGTCGAGTTCTTCGTCAGTCATTGTTTTGCTTCCATTGCCCAACAATAGAATGAGCGAAGTTAATAATGTCTTCTTGCTTGGTTAGGTCGTAGTCCTGAGCGATGATAAGTATGTCCCTATCGTCTAAGTCTTGGGGTGAGTCGCAGTAGTCATCAATCTGCCTGTCTAAGTACCAGTCATACATCGATTGTTCCCTCCTTAATTTGTTTTTCTTGGTGTTCGATGAGCTTGTTTAAGAAGTGTCTGCACTTATACAAGTCCTCTAGTGGGTCGTCTTTATGCTTGTCGCGCCACCTCGTTATGTACTTAATCACCGAGCCTTCCATGTAACCTAAGTTGTTCGCTAATACATAGTCCCAGGGTTGTATTGCGAGCTTCTTGTAATGCTGACCGCCTACCTGTGTTTTATTTTCCTCAGTCATTTCTGCTCCATTTCTTTGATCTTAAGGAACGCTTCATCGAGGCTATGAACATGAAGTCGGTTGTACGCGGTCTGCTTGTGCGCCCTCACAGTATTGGGTGAGATGTTTAACGCCCTTGCAACCGATTCGAGCTTAAGACCATCGTGAAGCATCTTTATAATTTCCTTGTGTCGATAAGTAACATCAATGTTTTTCATCTAAGCACCTCCGGCAGGAACATCAGTCCCAAGAACAGGGCTAGTAACAGGATGCTTATTCCCAGACCGTCCGAGGTCTCCTTTGCGAATATCCTTTTCTTTGACGATGGCCTCCAGATTTGCCCGATTAGACTTGTGGGTGGTGACTGCAAGCGAGTAGACCTTCTTAAGTTCAGCTTCATTCTTAGCTCCTTTGATAGCGTTGAGATCGTTTTCTAAGTCGTTGGTCATGGGTACTTCGTCTGGCAGGTCTTCCCCGGCATAAACCTTGATCCCCAGGCCGTGACAGGCGATGGCTTTTACCAGGCATCGCATCATCGCTTTGTTTACCGCGAAAGCGTCTGGGTTCTTGATCGCCCGGTTAGTGTTATCCATGACGGGTAAGTGCATTGCCACGCCCTTATTGAAGGCCGTAACCGTACAACTAACCATCATGGTTTCCCCGAATAACTGGGGTTCGTGAAAATGCCAAGTTGCTGTTGGGTCTTTCTTCATCAAGAAGTCCACCGCAATAGGCCAAGACAGGTAATCCATCCGACCTTTCTTCTCCGTGTATCTGCTTACATCAATCGCTGCGAAGTCTTGGTAATGGTTCATGCCTTGCTCCTGACAAGAGAATAGCGAGCGAACCGCTTGCCGTTCTTGCTGATTGTTTCACTAAGGATGTTATGGCCCTTAGCCTTTAGCTCGCTGATCCGAGTCGCCAGCTTGAAAGAGCCGCATCCATGTAGAGCATCAAGGGCTGTTAGCTTCTTGCCCTTTTTTAACTGTGATAGTACCCATTCGTTTTGTGTCATTTTTCTCTCCTTAAAGATGGGGCCGAAGCCCCGTTGTTGTTACTGCATCTGGATGGTAAGGTTTTCGCCAAGGATGGATTTAACAGCCTTGGGAAAGTTTTCACGATCAAGTGAAAAGCCGATTGCCGCTGGCCCCATCCGCTTGGCTGTAAACTCCAGGGCAGCATCAGAAACTGCTTGGAATTGAAATTCGCCGTTAAGGCACTTAGGTGTTTGGGTAAGAACGAAGTCCATAATAGGCTCCTTAGAAGGTTGATTAAAAGTCTCGTTTGCTGTGTTCATAGGTTCTATTATATAGGGTTCTATTAGGAAAACAATAGATAAACAATAAAACATTTTTGTGTTTTGTCCTAACTTAAGTAAGGAATTTTTATGCTTACGCTTCCTTGGTATCCGAAAGAGCTAGCACCCAATGCGAGAGTTCACCGCATGGTCAAAGCGAAAGCCGCGAAGCAGTACCGCCTGGCTTGCTACGCCATAGCTAAGAATCATCCAGCTATGCAGGGTCATCTGATGATCTTGTTCTACCCGCCCAATAGACAGGCCAGAGATCTCGATAACTGCCTTGCCGCAATAAAATCGGGCTTAGATGGGGTTGCAGACGCTTGGATGGTCAATGACAGGCTTTTTAGGCCGCTGACTATTGACTTTGCCGACGAAATCGCGGGGATGGTGAAAATTACAAAAGTTGAGGTATAATTCTCTTGTCGGAAGTGACGCTCCGGCATTTGGTTCAGGAAAAGACCCTTTAGTGAGGGCTTGTAGCCATCGTTCCTGAACCCGATGCTGGCTCGTCAAAGCCCAAGTCCTCACTAAGGGGTTTTTTTATTTCCGGCTCGTCCGCGACACGATGAGTTGATGGCCTGAATCGGCTGAATCGCAATAAAGACACCTACCAGGGACACCCTCTGTTTAGGTCTCGAACTGTAAGCGAGGTATCGAGGTAGAGTAAAGGGACAGAGGTGGGACAAACCTTTACTTGAATGAATCGCTTCCTTCTGGGGTATCTAGGATGTTTAGTAAACATGGTCAGTTAATAAAAGTAGCATCTGGGATTAGGTGGATTGCTTCCACCCTTGGGGAACCTATGTCTAAAGAGAGAGGAATAAAAAATGGATGACTTCGAGCAATTCTGGAAAGAGTATCCACGCCGGGTCGCAAAGGCCGAGGCTAGGAAGGCATGGAAGCAGACCGAGAGAGTTAGGCCAAACCTAGCGATGGTCCTAAAGGCTGTTAAAGCCGCGAGTCAAACCGAACAATGGATGCGAGGCAATGGGCAGTTCATCCCTCACGCTTCGACCTGGCTGCGAGGAGAGCGTTGGGAAGATGAGTTCGAGGTTGTCATACCTGGGGTCGTCAACGAAAAGCCCTGGCATGAATCCGCGACTGGGATCGAGACCCGAGGTGCTGAACTGGGTATTTTCCCTAACCAGTTCGAGTCTTGGCCTCAGTTCAAACAGGCTGTAATGCACAAAGTGATGAGGGCCGCATGAAACCAGACATAAGAGCCGCACTATTTGCTTCTGATCCTTTTAACCTTGGAAACAGGTCGAAGGCCGAGAAGAAGGTCAATAAACTTTACTCGGAGACCAAAAAAAACTATGAGTCAATTAATATGGGACGCGCTCGCTTCATCAAGCTCGTTAAGTTCAGGAGTTGGGATGGACGCTAACAAGGCTGTCGATTTCATCATCGCGCACTCCGCGAAGTTCGCTAAAGCTAAGTCCGAGAGGGTGTACTTGGAGGAGTTTCGGCGCAGTAAGAAGTCGATCCTGATGTCCCAGTCTACCGACTCGACCATCGGAGGCCAGGAGCGAGACGCTTACAGACATCCTGAGTACCTAGCCCTGATAGAAGGGCTTAAAGAGGCTGTAGAGGTCGAGGAAACGCTTAAATGGAAGCTCATAGCTGCTCAGGCAAGGATAGATATATTCAGGACGCTAGAGGCTTCTAATCGCGCTCAGGATAGAGCTACGAGGTGAATAACAAGCTCACGAAGGCAGAAAGGGCTTACTTGGCCTCGGTCAAGTCGATGCCCTGCGGAGTCTGTGGCAACCCACCGCCTTCGGATGCTCACCATATCGAGCAGCATAAGCAATATCTTTGCATCCCTCTCTGTAAGGACTGCCACCAGGGTAGCCATAACGGAATCCACGGAAGGAGGTCGATCTGGAATGTATTAAAGAAGACTGAGTTATCGGTACTGAACGACACAATCAAAAACTTTTTAGGATAAAAACATGGAACAAAGAAGCCAAGAATGGTTAGAACTTAAGGCTGGCAAAGCCTCGGGTAGTGGAGTTAAAAACATTCGCGCCAAGATTAAGTCTGGGGAGTCTGCTACTCGCCGCAACTACCGTATGAAGCTCGTCATGGAAAGGCTTTTAGGTAGGCCATTGGAAGATGGTTACTCGAACGCCTTTATGGAAAGAGGAACCGAAATGGAGCCTATTGCTCGCGCTATGTATGAGAACCACGCTGATGTGTTAGTCGATGAGATCGCCTGGGTTCCCCATCCAAGCATCGAGAATTTTGGAGTATCGCCCGATGGCCTGGTGGGGGAAGACGGTCTGGTAGAGATTAAAGTTCCCTCGATGCCTGTCCATATCGGCTATTGGTTAGACGCGATGGACTGTAAGATGCCAACCGATTACATAGATCAGATGTTGGCCCAGTTAGCGTGTACGGGTCGCAAATGGTGCGACTTCGTTTCTTACGACGATCGCGTTGTTGAGGATATGCAGTTAGTGGTCATTCGTTTTGAACCCGATAGGAAGGAGATCGAGGAGCTAGAAAAGGAAGTTGAGCAGTTCTTACAGGAAGTGGATCAAGAAGTTATCAAAATCAACCAGCGAAGGAATCAGAAATGAGTTCATTAAACAAGGTATTTATCCTCGGTCGAGTAGGCCAAGACCCGGAGATTCGTCGTACAAGCGATGGTTTACCCGTTGCCAACCTATCGGTCGCTACTTCCAGCGTCTCTACAAAAGGTGGAGATCGCAAAGAATACACCGAATGGCATAAGGTCGTGATCTTTAACAAAGCCGCAGAGGTCGCGCAGAACTATGTTAAGAAGGGAACCCAAGTTCTTATTGAGGGAAGCCTTACAACGCGCAAATGGCAAGACAAAGAGGGCAATGATAGATACACAACGGAAATCGTCTGCGGTAGACTGACTTTGCTTGGCAAAGGATCAGACTCAAGAGGAGAACCAACAGATGCCGACGACTACGCAAGAGCCTCTGGTGGTACTGCTAAGACATTCGACGACATTGAGGACGATCCAATACCCTTTTGAGTCCCCCGCCCCTCGGTAGTTCAGCTTTTTCTTGTGCTACGAGATTCAGTTGTTTCAACACCTACCGAGGGGTTTTTCACTTTAATAGAATTAAACAAGATATTGTTTTTAATAACAATATGCTAGTGTTGATTGCGTGTTCTACAAAAGGACTACGCAATGACCACTATTGCCGCGAGCTTCTCTTTGAAAGAGATTGCCGCCGACTCGATGGTTACTCTAGAGTCATGCTCGTATCAAGTCACAAAGCTCAGGAGAGGCTCGCAGAGCGTCTTTGGTGCGGCTGGTGACTGGGATGCCTGTCTAAAGTTCTTAGGAGCCTTAGAGGCCGGGAATATTGGCGAGCTTGAGACTGATATATCAGTCCTAGAACTAAGACGAGACGGGTTGTGGGTTTACGAAGGCTCGATAACACCCGCGAAGATTAAGAACGACTTCTATGCAATAGGGACTGGGGCTAACTACGCCATTGCCGCGATGAGACTAGGTTGTAGTCCTACCGAAGCAGTTGCTATTGCTTGCGAATACGACCCTCAATCCCGAGGGCCAATAGACACTTTTAAGTTAGGACGAAAAAATGCCAGCCCCTCATAAGATTACAGATGACGAGCTTTTACGAGAGTTCCAAACGACAGGATCACCCTCTGAGATAGCGCGAAAATATCAGATGGATGTAACCACCGTTTATAAGCGTAGACGAGCCTTAGAAAAAAAGCTCGGGGTGACAATAGAAACCAAGTGTGATGACGGAAGGAAGTTCCCGACCTTTATTCCGAACGACAAGAGAATCGCGCAACATACCGTCGAAAATGGAATGGTCTTCATTGCCTCGGACGCGCACTACTGGCCTGGGGAGGCTACGATTGCTCAACAAGCGTTTGTTAAGCTCATCAAGAAACACAAGCCGCTAACAATAGTAATGAATGGCGATGTTTTTGATGGGGCCAGAACGAGCCGCCACGACCCTCTTTATCGTCATGCGACCCCAACTGTTAAACAGGAGATCGAAGCCTGTAAAGAGCATCTCTGGGAGGTTCAGAACGCATCTAAGAACGCGATTAAGTTCTGGACGATAGGAAACCATGACATTAGGTTGTTTAGGTATATAACGACCTCTGCACCCGAAGCCTTAGAAGTCTCGGGAATAGATATATTCGACTACTTCCCAGGCTGGAATATGTGCTGGATGATCGAAATTAACGAATCGACGGTTATTAAGCATCGGTTCAAAGGTGGCTATCACGCGACGCATAACAATACTTTGACCTCGGGCCGCACCATCGTGACAGGCCACCTTCACCAGCTAAAAATTACCCCTTTTTCGGACTATGACGGGAGGCGTTGGGGCGTGGATACCGGGACGCTTGCAGAGCCTTACGGACCTCAGTTTGGATATGTCGAGTGCAACCCGGTGAACTGGTGTTCTGGGTTCGCGGTTCTTACCTATAAAGACGGTCAATTATTGCCCCCAGAGCTATGCGAGGTCATCCAGGGCAAGGCATACTTTAGAGGTGAACAAATCATCTAGGAGGTCGCCATGTTCCTCGCCATTACCTTTATGTGCCTTGCTAACGGTAAGTGCAATTTCATTCACGACAACGAGCTGACAACAAAGGCCGTTTGCGAGGAGCGCAACGAGAAAGTCAGTCAGTTGTTAGAAGCCGACCCGAATGTTTCCGCTTATCGTTATATGTGCGTTCCGATTCCTGCTTTTAAACAAGCCTAAATTGCAGGTAGGTCATTTCACCTCATAAACATCTCAGCCTCGGCCTGTCTGCGTAAAACAAGACCACGCAATTTTATGCCCCTGGCAAAGACCCACTTACCGAACTCACGTTCAGCCCCAACAAAATCACCTCGATTAACTTTCCTTCTTAGCGTACTCGCCTGAAGGTTGCCAGCCCCGCAGTTAAAAGCGAAGTCTGCAAGCGCGGCGTATTGCTCAGGCGTTTCTGCACCCGGACAAAGCCTAAGAGCAGCCTTTACCGCCGAAGTCATGTCCTCTTTAAGCCAAACTTCTGCGGTATGCTCATCGATCTCAGGCCAGCGGTCTAAAGGCTCCCAAGGGGTTCTTGAAAGCAACCGACCATAACCCTGTGTTGGATAGCCGACA